GAAATGATAATACACCTGAAGAGGAAGAAGTGTATAAAAAGGCGATGGATCTTGCTACTGTTCTTGAAGAAAAATATCGTGATGAAGATGAAGAAATGATGATTCGCCTTGTTAAAATTACACCGGGAATGTGGACATGATGAAATTTCATACCGAAGAACAGTGTATAGTTAAAATGGAAGCTATTCAACAATTGTTGAATAAGCTTAAGCTTATTACTAATAATTCAGAATCTAAAATGATTATTGAAAATATTGAGCAAATGTTAAATGAACTGAGGAGTGGATAATGAGTAAAGCAAGTGATTATGGTTTATGGGAACATTATTGTGAAATGGAACATGCCACAATAGGTGTTGGTAAAGGTGAAGAATGTAATTGGTGTGGAAAGACAGAAGAAGATTTTCCTAATCCTAACATGATTAGTGTTGAAAAAATTACTGAGAATAAAGATGGTTCGGCTGATGTAATTATTAATATTTCTGATGAAGCTACTAAATCATTGTTGGTTGAAGGAATGAAACAGATTGTTGAAGAGACAAAAGCTAAAGTGGTGGTTCTTCCAGTCAAAGAGGGACAATTTTCTTCTGATGTAAAACAATATGAATTAACTGATGAAGAGGCTCAACTGCTTCTTCAAATGGGATTTGTAAAAGCTATGGAAAGAGGATTAGAAAATGATTAGTTTTGATAATTTTAAAAGTTATATTGATGCCTATAAAGAGCAAATGAAAGCTGAAAATATGATTCGTGATGGTTTTGCAAAAATGGATAATGACACATTTATCTCTTTTAATAATAAAGTTGGATACTGGGAAGAACGAATGTTTGAGCAGGCTATTGGTACTGGAGCATATGATGTTCTGATGCTTTGGATGTGGGATTATAATATGGGAACTGAATGTCCACCACCAGATGAGGAATATGAAACTCTTTATAGTGATATTAAAGAATTTTTTGAAAAGGATCTAATGCCTCTAATGAAGGATCATATTCGTGATCAAGCTGCAAATCTATAATCGGCAAGGTGTTGTTATATCCGGTTATTTTGGTACTTTATGGAGATGGTAACAATGATTGCCATCATTTTGAATGCAATACATCAATGGTGAAATATGAATATAACAAATCCAAAAGATCTAGCTAAGATCAATAATCAACTAACTGAAATCTCAAATATTAAGACTAAGATTGAACTTCATCAAGATTCAATCAAAGATATCGTAGAAGCAATTCATGATGAATTTGACATTGCAAAGTCGTTAGTTAGAAAGTTGATTAAAGTGTATCATGCACGAAATTTCCTTGAAGAGGTGGCGGCCCAAGACGATTTTGTTGATGCATATGAGCAACTTACCACAGTTAACAAGCAACTAGAGCAAGGATAATTCTCAGCGTCCCTCTAAGGGCTTAAAAGTTTGTATATGATTGACACTACATATATTTGTTTAGAATCCCTTAGAGGGACGCTGAGGGACGCTGAGTATAAATTTAGAGGGACACTGAGTATAAATTTAGTTTATAACATATAAAAACTTTTCCAATTAAATATTTTATAGGCCTATAAAATATTTTTATAGAGGATCCTATAGATCTCTAGAGATCTATCCTCTGAGGGACACTGAGTATAAATTTAGTTTATAGGCCTATAAAAAACTTTTTCAAAAAAGTTGAAAAAAAACCTGTACAAGAGCATCAAAGTATGATATAATTATACATATATGAAAAATTTAATTAATGATTTTCTTGATCAGACATACTCAATTGATGAGATACATAACCATCTTTCTGATCTTCTTGAATCAGAAGATCTAGATGTTGCGGTTTATGGTCACGATGAGGTCCCAGAAGGGCATTTAGTAGTTGGTGGATACTATGATCCTGACATTGATGAAATCGAGGTAGTAATTTACTATAATCCTGATGATGAGGAAATTGAGTTCAACAATCAGATTTTTAATGACTTTACTCATCAGCTTCAGCAAACCATTGAACATGAGGTTATTCATCGAGGACAGTATCTGACTCGAGGACATCATAGAATCGTAGTTGGTACAGGTGATAAAAAACGAGATTATCTTTATGATCCTGATGAAGTAGATGCGTTTTCAAATGATATTGCATTAGACATCAGATATAATAATGGTGATCTTCAAACATTGACTGGATCTCCAGTTTTAACAGATTATGTTAACATTTTTGGTATTGATCATGATATAGTCAAAAAAATAATTAGAAAGGCATATAAAAGAATGACATGATAGATTTACAATTGGTGAAATTACCAGAATTAGAATGTGTAACAAAAAATACTGGTAGACGATATGAAACACCGGAGGGTAAATGGTATCCTTCTGTTACTACTGTAATTGGATATTGCCCTCCGGGTGAAGTATCTGGATTAGACGAGTGGAGAGCTCGAGTCGGTGAGGAAGAAGCTGATCGAATTTGTAAAACTGCGGCTGAACGAGGAACAGCTGTTCATGATATGGCCGAGCAATATATCAAGTATGAAGAAGTTGAGATCTCTAACCCATACTATAAAATGTTTTGGGCTCTCAAATACAAATTAGATAACATTGGTACTGTGGTCGGAATGGAGACTCCTCTCTATTCTGATACTCTTGGTTTAGCCGGACGAGTTGATTGTGTTGGTGATTATCGTGGAACTCGTTGTATTATTGATTTTAAGACGGCCACTAAAATGAAAAAGAAAGAGTGGATCATTGACTATTGGTTACAGTGTACAGCCTATGCTGTAATGTGGTATGAAAGAACTGGTGAGAAGATTGATAAACTATTAATTCTAATGGTTGATGAGTCTGGTAATGTTAAAGAATTTTGTTCAAATAGGAGGGAGTGGATGGAACCATTACAAGAAAGAATTTTGGAGTATAGAAAGCATGTCAGCTAGAACACAAGCATTCGCAGAAAAAGTACAGTTACTTGTGAATGAAGGTTTAACTTATTTAGAAGCTATAGTTATACATTGCGAAGAAAATGATATTGATCCAAGTAAAGCTAAAAAATATATGGATGATATACTAAAGGAGAAGTTGCGAGTATGTTGTGCTAAGCATAGATTAATTTGTGATGAACTACCTCCAAGTTTAGTACCCAATGACAGAGAATGACGCCTTAAGAATATTTAAGTCTATACGGCTATACTTTAAAGGATCATATGATATTAATAAGTATGGTTTGCTTGGAGTGAAAGTATCAGAAAAAGAATATCATAAGTATCACTATTTTCTAAAAAAGGCTAAACGTATATTCAATAAAACCGAATTCATTCAATTCGTTGTAGCTAATATTATTAATGATGTACAATTTGATGACATGATTCAAATTAATGATTATTCATTACGCACATATCGTGAATGGAAAAAACGCAATGATCGGTTTACAAATGAAGTGAATAATGATATAATATCTATAAAGGATGAGTTTTTAATCCCCTATCATCTTGAGTTCAATGATCTCTTTATGACTAATGGTAATCACCCTCCTATTCTAAAAATGTTACTTGGTAATGATATTAACTCAGAAACATTTATAGCCTTCAATGAAGTGTTACATTTTTATGATGATTTCGATATAAAGTTAAAGAACGATTTTATATGGGAAGAAACTAGAGATAAAATGTTAAGATATAAAATCTTCTTGAAAATTGACAAAAACAAAATAAAGGACTTATTGAAAGATGCTTATATTACAAAATGATAATGAGACTGAGTTAGCTCTAGATGAAATGAATAGACTCACAAAGGTTGCATACCGACCTGAAAAAGGAAAGGATGTATTGGTTATTTGGTGTGAAGTGAATGGGATTGTATTTGAAAGATCTTATTCATATGAAAATTATAAAAAAGCTAGGGAAGATTTTGAAAAATTGAAAACTTTAAGTATATCTTTAGAAAAGGAAGTTGATATGCTATTGGAAGACATTGATGATATTGTACACGCAGGATGTTCTTGCTAATGAGTGAAGTTAAAATTGTAGGAACAACAGTTCCAAAAATTGGTGGGATGACTAATGTAAAAGAATTCATTGCTTATTGCGCAAGAGTTAGTAACCCAGGTAATCAAAATAATCATAAGAATTCAGAAAAGCTTCTAAATTATCTAATGAAACATTCCCATTGGTCGCCTTTTGAAATGGCATCTATTACAATGGAGATTAAGACCACTAGAGATATTAGTCGACAAATTCTTAGGCATCGTTCATTCTCATTTCAAGAATTCTCTCAACGATATGCTATAGCAGAAAATATCATCACAGATAGAGAGGCTCGATTACAGGATCATGAAAATCGTCAGAATAGTATTGAAGTCCATGATCCTGATCTTCAAAAGGATTTTGAGTCTCATCAACAGGCTGTTAAAAATCTTGCAGAGCAATCATATCATCAAGCATTAGATATGGGTATTGCTAAAGAACAAGCTCGAGCATTACTTCCTGAAGGTCTTACTGAAACTACTCTTTATATGGCAGGTACAGTCCGTTCATGGATTCACTATTGTCAATTAAGGGCAGGTCACGGTACTCAAAAGGAACATATGGATATTGCAAAGGCTTGTGCTGTTGCAATTAAGAAGGAAACTGGTTTGGAGATATTAGAATGAGCGAAAAAGAAGTATTTAGTTCAATTATTGGTGATATGAAATTAGAGGCTGAACCTGTTATTACAAAAGGCGCGCCTCAATTTGAAGTAAGAGGTACTGATGAAGATGTTGATCATCCAGATCATTATCAAAGTATTGAAGGCGAGATAGAAGTAATTGATATTATTGAATCTTATGCTTTAGATTTCCATCTTGGTAATGTAATTAAATATGTTCTTAGAGCAGATTGGAAAGATGATGATATTAAGGATTTGAAAAAAGCTTTATGGTATCTTGAAAGAGAGATTGCTAATAGAGAAGAAGATTAATGAAAGGATTTTTAGAAAGTCTTTTAATACTAATCGTTTGGCCAATCTTTATTGTGTTTGCCTTTATGATGATTATGTTTATCTTCCTCTTGCAACTATTAGAATTAATAGTGAATAGTTTCAATCAAATTGTTTACAAATATAAGAATTAATGATATAATATAATATTGAAGTGGACGATCCACTATAAAAATCGAACACTAGTAATAAGATAGGAGAAATAAGATGTCAAGTAATGCATTTGCAAAAATGAAAAAGCGTCGCAGCAATGTGGCAGATCTAACCTCTAAGCTTGAAGAAGCAGGAGGTAAAAAGAAGGACTTTGGCGATGACCGTATGTGGTATCCAGCAGTTGAGAAATCAGGTAATGGATATGCAGTAATAAGATTCCTTCCACCATCAGTAGATAACGATGTTCCTTTCGTGAAAGTCTTCTCTCATGGCTTCCAAGGTGCGGGTGGTTGGTATATCGATGAATGTCCGACAACAGTCGATCAAGAGTGTCCAGTTTGTAAGATGAATCAAGCATTGGTATCATCTCACGGTAATTGGGATGCTACTCCAGAAAAGGATAAAACTATTGTACGCAATCGTAAGCGTAGAGAAGGTTATGTATCCAATATTCTGGTTATTGAAGATCCTCAAAATCCAGAAAATGAAGGTAAGGTATTCCTATTCAAATATGGTAAGAAGATTTTTGATAAATTGATTGATGCTCTTCAACCAGAGTTTAAGGATGATGAACCTCTAAATCCATTTGATTTTTGGGAAGGGGCAGACTTCAAAATTAAGATCCGCAAGGTAGAAGGATATCGTAATTATGATCGTTCAGAATTCGATAATCCATCTCAATTGTTCGATGGTGATGATGATAAGTTGAGTGAGTTGTACGATTCTCAATATGATCTTCGTGAATTCGTAGATCCTGCTAACTTCAAACCATATTCATACTATGAAGCGAAGTTGAATCGTGTTATGGGTAAGGCTACACCAAAACCTGCAGCAGTAGATGCTGGTGATGATCTACCTTTTGAACCAGATACTCCAGTAAAGCCAAAAGCTGAAACGGATGAAGGTGAAGAAATGTTAGATTATTTTGCTAAGCTAGCAAATGAATAGAGCGTAGTTCTTTTCGTTTACAGAGCCCCTCTTCGGAGGGGCTTTTTATTACATATTCATAAATGGATCAGTAACTGGCATAGGATCATTGATAATAGTAGTCTTATTACTCTTATCAATGTTTGTGTTAGATATCCCACCTTGATTGTTAATTGAATCTATAATATCTTTCATTGTTTTAGGATCTAATCCTGGCTTAATAGAATTAATATAAGCATCAGCTGCTTGTTGTCCTGCAAGTGTTTGCATATTCTTATAAGCTTCAACATATGCTGCACCAGCATTAATAGGTAAAGGTTCTGGTTTAATTACTGGAGGTTTGCTATCTAAATGTAATGTAGTAGCTTCTTCAGTACTTATTTCTCCATTCTCACCTCTAATTTCCATTGGAGGTGATTCTTCAATTATTGTCTTATTACGAATATCAGAGGCAGCCTTTCTTGCATCTATCTTAGCTTGTGATGCAGCAATTTCTTCAGAAAAGTTAATCCACTTCTTCCCAGCTATTGTACCTTTATCTTCAGCCCATTTCATTGCAGCAATCTTTAATCCATCAATTGCATTAGCAATAGTATCAAACATACTCATAATAGGGTTATATACATACTCATCAAATAGATTATTGATTTTATCAAAGATATTGAAGCTTTCGCCATCTGCCCCTTCAAAGGTAAACCATCCATTTACCTTTTCTTTGATATATTTAACTGGATTTTGCCAGAATTCACCTAATCCCGCTTTTATCTTATCCCAAGTTGGAAGTTCAAATTTCCATGCATTAAACTTATCAGAGATCCATGTCTTAGGATCTTTCATGAAGCCAATTAATCCTTCACGAATAGTATCCCATGACGGAATATCAATACCCCATGTTGCAAATTTATCACTAATCCATTTTCCAGTATTAACTAACCATTCAGGTAAAACCTTTTGCATTTCTTCCCATGTAGGAATACTAATAGTCCAACCTAATAGTTTTTGTCTAAACCATTCAGCACCTTCAAGTATCCAAGAAGGGAAAAAATCTTTAATCTCTGTCCATGTTGGAAATGATATGGCCCAGGAATTAAATTTTGATTGGATATATGTTAATGGATTATCCCAAAATTCACTAAATCCAGCTTTAATCTCTGTCCATGTTGGTAATTCTAATTTCCAATTAGATACAATATTAGAGATATAATCTTTAGGATTTGTTAAAAACGCATTGAATCCAGCTTTGATTTCTGTCCAAGTTGGTAACTTTAATGCCCATTCATCAAACTTCCCTTTGAACCAAACACCAGCATTAATTATCCATTGAGGTAATTGTGCTTGAATATCTGCCCATGAAGGAATAGATAAATTCCAATCAGAGAATTTAGTACCCCACTCTAATTTGGTCCATTCAGGTCTAATAGATTCCCAAGTAGGGATAGATAAATTCCAATCAGAGAATTTAGTACTCCACCACTCTAATTTGGCCCATTCCGGTCTAATAGATTCCCAAGTAGGGATATTAAAAGTCCATTCACCCCATTTAGTACTCCACCACTCTAATTTGGCCCATTCCGGTCTAATAGATTCCCATGAAGGAATAGATAAATTCCAACCAGAAAACATGGTAGTAATATAACCCTTAGGATCTTTCCAGAAAGCACTAAAGCCTTCTTTGATTTCAGTCCATGTAGGTAGTTTTAACTTCCATGCATTGAATTTTTCACCAATCCAATCACCAGCATTAGCTAACCATTGAGGTAATTTTTCTTTAATAGTATTCCAAGAAGGGATTGTTAATGCCCATGCATCGAATTTACCTTTAAACCAAACACCCGCATTTACTAACCATTGAGGTAATTCAGCCTGAATTTCTGCCCAAGTAGGGATAGACATCCTCCATTCATTGAATTTTGTTTTAATATACCCTAAAGGATCTTTCCAGAAAGCACTAAAGCCTTCTTTGATTTCAGTCCATGTAGGTAGTTTTAATGACCAACCAGAAAACATGGTAGTAATATAACCCTTAGGATCTTTTAAAAATGAATTAAAGCCTTCTTTGATTTCAGTCCATGTAGGTATTGATAAAGTCCAACCTGATAATTTCTCTTTAAACCAAGTCCCTGCTTCTATTATCCATTTAGGTAATTGTGCCTTTATAGTATCCCAAGTAGGGATAGTTATTGACCAATCAGAAAACATACCAGTCCACCACTCTAATTTGGTCCATTCAGGTCTAATAGATTCCCATGAAGGAATAGATAAATTCCAACCAGAAAACATACCAGAACCCTCTTTATCAAATTTAGTCCATTCCGGTCTAATAGATTCCCATGAAGGAATAGATAAATTCCAACCAGAGAATTTAGTACTCCACCAATCTGCTGTGGCCCACTCCGGTCTTATTTCTGACCAAGAAGGAATAGATAAATTCCAATCAGAGAATTTAGTACTCCACCACTCTAATTTAGTCCATTCCGGTCTAATAGATTCCCATGAAGGAATAGATAAATTCCAATCAGAAAACATACCAGTCCACCATTCTAATTTAGTCCACTCCGGTCTTATTTCTGACCAAGAAGGAATAGACATTTTCCATTCACTCCATTTAGTATTCCACCACTCTAATTTAGTCCATTCCGGCAAGTTCCAATTATCGAAATTAAAGAAGTCTTTAGTTGATTGCCAAGCATCTGATACCCATTTCTTTAAATCACCCCAACCATTATTAATAAGATCAAATACAAGAAGACCAGCTGCAATAATAGCCATCCAACCAAGCTTTAATGTTTTAAGTCCTTTTTTAATATTATTAAAGAACTTCATTATTCCCTCTAAACCTTTAGATTTAATAGCACCTAATGCTTTACCGGGGGCATCCTTAATTTTAGTTGCAACTTCTCGTGCTGCCCGGGCCATATCAATCTTTTTCTGCTTTATCTCTTCAAAAGCTCTTTCTTGATGTTCTTTACGGGTATCATTAAGGGTTTTACCAATATCTTCAAGAGATGAACGCATTCCCTCAAATTTATCTTTTAAGTTATTAGCAATTTCAGCTGGTAAAGCTGCTAACATCAAAGCGTTATGTTCTTTACGGGTATCATTAAGGGTTTTACCAATATCTTCAAGAGATGAACGCATTCCCTCAAATTTATCTTTTAAGTTATTAGCAATAGCAGCTGCTAACATCTCTGGAGTTTGTCCAAAAAAGCGTTCAATTCCCTTATTTTTTATCCTTACCGGTAATGCTATTGCTTCAGCCATGTTTTTGTTTATCCATCTCTTCTTTCTGTTCTTTTAGATACTGGAGTAATAATGTAATATATACATGTCTTTCCCACGGTACCATACTCTCTATTTCATGAAGATTATAATTATGATGTTGCATCAATGAAAAATTGGTTTCGAGAAGAGTCTTCAAATCATAATCGAAACTTAGACGAAAAAATTATATAATCCTTCTAACTTAATATGATTATCATGTCCAC